GTGACGGCCACATTGTTGGGTACGCTGTTGCCGTTGACGGATGGGCAGGCTATTTTCCTGTTGCTCATAGCGGCGGCGGTAACCTTGATCGTCGGATTGTGGAGCGATGGGTGGCCGATGTCCTTGCGACGCCGGCTGACAAAATCTGCCACAACGCCTCCTACGACATAGGCTGGCTTCGCGCTTCAGGCTTCACGGTCAACGGCCGCATCATCGACACCATGCTTGCCGCGCCGCTCTTGGACGAGAACCGCTTCAGCTACGCGCTCAACAGCCTGGGCTTTGACTACCTTAAGGAGACCAAGTCCGAGCAGGGCCTGAAGGAGGCCGCACAGGACTTCGGCATCCACGCGAAGAAGGAGCTTTGGAAGCTGCCGGCCATGCACGTGGGCGAGTACGCCGAGCAGGACGCCGCGCTCACGCTCAAGCTCTGGCACCACCTGAAGGCGCTCATGCGGTCCGATGACGTCGAGTTCATCTTCAACCTGGAGACGGAGCTACTGCCCATCCTCATTGACGTTACCTATCGAGGCATCCGCTTCGATCATGCCAAGTGCGACCGCCTTGTCCAGGACATGCGCCAACAAGAAAAGCAGATCTTGCAGACGATCAAGGAGCAGGCCGGAGAGCAGGTCGATATCTGGGCGGCGGCGAGCATCGCCAGAGCGTTCGACAAACTGGGTATTGAGTACCCGCGCACGGCTCAAGGCGCACCGAGCTTCACCAAGAGCTTCTTGGACAGCCACGACCATCCGATGGCCAAGATGATCGTGGAGGCGCGAGAACTGAACAAGACCCACGGCACGTTCTTGACACCCTACCTCGAGCATGCGCGACGCGACGGCCGCATCCACACGCACTTCAACCAAATGCGAAACGAGGACGGCGGCACGGTCACCGGCCGCCTGTCCGCCGCCAACCCAAACTTGCAGCAGGTTCCGGCCCGGCACGAGATCATCGGGCCGATGGTGCGCAGCCTCTTCCTACCTGAGGAAGGCGACCTCTGGGCCGCGAACGATTTCTCCTCACAAGAGCCGCGCCTGCTGGTGCACTACGCCACGCTCCTCGGGCTCCCTGGCGCAGAGAAGATGGCGGACGCCTACCGCGCCGACCCCAACACCGACTTCCACCAGATGGTCGCGGACATGGCCGGCATCAAACGCAAGGCCGCCAAGACGATCGGCCTGGGGCTCATGTACGGCATGGGCAAACAGAAGCTGGCCAACAGCCTGGACCTGCCCCTGGAAGAGGCGAGCGAGCTCATCGGCACCTTCCACGCTAAGGTCCCGTTCCTGCGCGGCACGGTGGACGCGGTCATGCGCCGCATCGAGCACCCGGCCTCCGGTGGCGCGATCCGCACGCTCTTGGGCCGCAAGTGCCGCTTCCCGCTCTGGGAGCCCGTGCAGTACGGCGTGAACAAGGCGCTGCCGTACGAGCAGGCAATCATGGCCTACGGACAACGGATCAAGCGTGCCGGCACCTACAAAGGCCTCAATCGCCTCATCCAAGGCTCGGCCGCCGACCAGACCAAGTCCGCCATGGTGGCGCTCCACAAGGCCGGCTTCAAGCTCTTGCTCCAGGTCCATGATGAGTTGGCCGTGTCGGTCAAAACACGGGACGAGGCCCGCGAAGCAGCGAACATCATGACCAAGGCGGTGAGTCTGGAAGTGCCCTCACGCGTTGATGTTGAAACTGGACCTTCCTGGGGCGAGGCGGCATAATGGACCTCGGTTTCTGTTGTCTCCTTCAGGTGGTGATTAGGCCGGGGCCGTTCCCCGGCCCTTTTTTGAGAAAGGAGAATGTCCGGTGCCCCGGCATGTCATCAAGCAGCCCCCAATCCCGCCTAAGTACAAGGTGGGTCCACGGCCTCTTGAGATCGTTCACGTTCCTCGAGAGGTCGTCAACGGCTATGGCGTCCCAGAAGACTGGGTCATTGAACATTGGATGAACCTCCCCAAGGAGGTTGAACCCAAGAAGTACAAGTTCAAAGATCGACTAGGAGCCAACGGATTGGATCACCTGAAGAAACCACCCAAGCCGCCTAAGCCCAAGAAGCGCGGTCGGCCACGCAAGATCGGGCCCAAGAAGAAATGGCGCGAGGACCCGTACCGCTTGTCACCGTCCACGCGCCCCGGTGCACGTTGGCACACGGTCAGCGTTCCAGAACTCGCCCACGCGCAGCTCAAAGAGATGTCGCTTTTCTATGAGATGCCGCTCACACAGATCATAGCCAAGCTCGTCGGCGAGGCGTTTGTAAGGGCCTCAGAAGAATCCGCCCTCCTCGCACGAATCGAGGCCAACCGACAGAAGGAAAGTGCAGATGGAAAAGCTCACGAAGATGTACCACAAGACGCAGATAAGCCTGCCCGTCGAACTCACTTTTGAGGTCTGGCCTTCTCTCGAAGTACGCGGCGAACTCCTGCCTCCGATGGTCGAGATCACCAAGATCATGCTCACGATCGTTGGCCCCGGCGGCAAGCCTCGGACCATTGACATCACACAGAGTTTCTCTGAGGATCAGTTCATGGCATTGGAAGACGAAATCATTGAGACCTACAGTGAAAATGACTGACGAACTACGCGCCTTGAGCGCCCGCTATCCAGAGCACACTGAGTTCATTCAGGCCTGTGCCGACAAGCTGGACGAGTCCCGGCAATGGAAGCTCGCGTGGATTCAATCAGAACTTCGCAACGAGGCCTTGACACGCGAATTGGAGCTGTTAAGATCCAAACCCTAGACGCAAGTCTTAGTCGCAACCAGAAAGGAGAACGCGATGTCCCAGAAGCCCACTGTCCCCGCCACTGTCTGGCCTTTCCCTATTTGGGACGGCACTCAGTGGCTCACGCCGCTTGAGCAGTTGACCCCGGCCGCGCGCAAAGCGCTCCGTTCCGAGAAAAAAGATTCTCGGACCCCGGACCTGTCCGACATCGAAGACGCGAGGTTCTGACATGCTCGTCAAGAACCCGCAGACAGGCAAGATCGAGGTCGTCCGTGGCCAGTCCGAGACCTTCTTCTACAACACGGGCCGCGTTCGCATCGGCATCCTCTACCAGCGTCCCGCCCCTGCCATGTCCCTTGACGAAGAGCGCCTTCAGCGGGCGCTGCTGCGTGAGGCCAAAGCGGCACGGCGGCGGTCATGAAAAAGCGCAACAAGAAGTACCGGCCACGGCCCGTGATCCACGACACGATGTCCTTCGTACTTTCCGGCATGCAGCGCCTGTCCGACATCAAAGGCTACTGCGTCACCGTGCAACTGCGCACGCGTGCCGCGCTTGAGCGGCTGCGCCTGGGCATGGCAGACAAGGATGACGTCGCACGGCTCATGGCCATGCTCAACCTCACTGAGGCGCTGGCGATGCACGGCCTGGGCAAGGATCACCTCGAGTCGCTGTCCACGATCCAGAAGCACCTCGTCAACCTCGCCACGCGCGGCGCGGCCACCGGGCGCTTCATCATGAACGCGGAGCAATGGCAAGCGCTCAAGGACCTGGCTGACCTGCACGAAGCGCAGCTCGAGACCTGCACCGTCTACGAGGTTGAGCAGGCAGTGGACTTCATCGAAAGAAATCAGCGCTCCGGCAACGTCCATCTAATCACACCACCGAAAGGGATCGTATGAAGCGCATCGGCAAGAATGCCATCGAAGTCATGGAGATACTCCAACGTGCCTGGGCCAAGCTTGATGTCCAGCAGGGTGAGGGCACGATCGAATTGCTCCCGCCCGAACTCACTTATGAAGAGTTCACTGAAAACCCGGTCGTGCAGTGGCTCTTCGCGGGCCACTTCCCGCCGCCCTTTGCCAACGAGGCGATCGCCTACGAGGCCTACATGTTCTATACCACCGAGAGAAAGTGAGAACTGCCATGTTTAACCTTGCCACCCTGCAACTGCACAACGTCCAAAAGGTTGTCGTCGGGCCCGAAGAGGAGCGAAACAACTATCACTTTCGCCGCATCTTGATTTACACCAAGACCGGAGAGACTGCGATCGAACTCTTCTCCCACTTCCCCGACGAAAACGACGACGACACCGGTATTCTCGTCTCCGTCTGAGCCAAGGACCCGCCATGAACAAATGCCGCACTTCACGCCCCCGCCCGACCTTCGCCCAGATCGCCGAGGAGGCACGGCTCAAGGCCAACTTCGAATACGAGGCGCGCCTGTCTTCTGAGCTTGCGATCGCGCTCGAACAAGCCCGTGCCGAGTACGAAGAGGCCTACCACCTGCTCTCCAAGCACACCACTGCGCTCGAGCTTGAGAACGCCATGCTGCGAGAGCAGTTGCGCATTGCCCAGCGTTCATGGTTCCAAGCGCTTGTCTCACGGATCAAGAGCCCATGGGCATGACCAACGCTGAAGCGATCACGGACCCGGCGCTCGTCTGGCGGCCCATGGACACCTGCCCCACAGGGCCGAAAGTGCTGCTACTGAACGCCGCAGGGATTGCGAGCACGGGCTGGTGGGACGGCAAGGGCAAATGGTACGTGGGCTGGTATCCACTGCCCAAGGTCCCGGCCGAGATCCGTGCGCTGATTGAGCCAACGTACAAACCGAAGGAGCAGACATGACGCGAGATGAAATCCTTTCACGGGCCGAGAAACACGGCCCGATGATCGCGGGCTGGTGCTTCAACGCATCGGGCCTGGAGAAGTTCTGGCGAGAGGCGTTTGAAGCGGGCCGGAAGTCAGAGCGCGAGAACTGCGCGGCACTGACCGAGCACCTGGGGCAAGAGGGGATGGGTACTCTTGCGATCGCAGCGACGATGAGGAAGCGGAAATGACCCAATACAGCATCTTGAAGATGGCTCAAGAAGCTGGAGCGTTTTGGGAGCTATCGGAGACGCCAGAAAAAGATGCAGACTTTTTGATGCGCTTTGCAGAGCGTGTTGCAGCCTACGAGCGTGATCGATGCATCCTGATACTAGAGCGCCTGCACGAGCAGGTAGGTGATCGGCACAACTACTACTTGCACGCAGCCAAAGTGCTGAAGGGGGAGGCATGACCGAAGCCTTCTTCATCGGCTACGCAGTCGGCATTCTCACTGGCTACGTCGCATGGGCACCTGAGACACGGTTCAAGAAGAACTTCGTTGACGGACTGACGTTGCGGTTTTTGTGGAGACGGAGATGAGCATCGAGGTAATGCGACAGGCGCTGGAGGCGTTGGAGCAAATCAACCAGCTCAGCGTCGGCGAGAACGCCATCGCTCTGCCGGGTGAGATCGACGCAGCGATGGACAACCTCCGCGCTGCCATCGAGCAGGCTGAGAAGCCGGAGCCGGTGGCGTGGATGTACGACTTTTTGTCAGACAACCGAGACGAAGTGATTCGAAATTGGGTTACGCAATCGCAGGATGACATCACACGAGAGAACGGTTTCAACGTTCGACCGCTCTACGCCTCACCGCGCGAATGGGTCGAACTGACGGACGACGAAGCGCGTGCTCTAGTCAATCGCGCCACTTTCGGCGATAGAACCAACTGGCAAGCGCTCGTTTACATGGTCGATGCAAAGCTAAAGGAGAAGAACGATGTTCTACGGCCAGTGTAATGCCTGCGGCGAACGATGGAGTCTTGGAACGGCAAGCACTTGCAAGTGCCCACAGCCGGATAGATGGGTCGGGCTGACGGAAGAACAGACGCAGGCCCTGTACGACCGATACGCCGTCTATCAGGAGTACGGCGCAGAGGACAGCGGCTGGTTTGATTTCGCACGGGCCATCGAGGCATGGCTCAGGGAGAAGAACACATGAAACCCGTCCTCTGGATCCACAAGGCCAGCGGCAGGATCCGTTTTGACGGAGAAAACCTTCCCGAATCCTGGATCCCGCTCTTTGCCAAAGAAGACCTCGAGCTCACGCCGACCACGGCCCACGCGCCCATGGAACTGCCGGACAGGACACGACGCATCTGGGACTACATCAAAGACAGAAAACGCCCCTTCCAGGCCCGCGACGTCGCCGAACACTTCGCCATCTCCACCAACACCGCCGCCAACCACCTCTCCACCCTCCACCTCGTAGGCGCACTCTCCCGCACCCGCAAGACAAAAAATATCCTCTGGGAGGTGATGTACAAGGAACCCAAAGAACACAGAGAAAGGCCCCGGCCAAAACAAGAGACTGTCGAGGCCACCCCCCACCGACCACGGCCCACGCCAGTCACCAGCTACCCCCACGCCCGTGGCTACGACGATTGACAGGAGACCGAAATGCTGCGCCCCGCACTGAATTCGACAGAGGATCCCCCTTCACGGACCACGGACCAGGAACTCCTGGAATACATCAACGCCCTCCGACGACGGATCGAGGTCCAAAATATCCAGATGGAGGCGCTCGCAGTTGAAGTAAGATCGCTCCAGATCAAAGCAAAAGAACAGGAGGATTTCATCGACCGCCTATCGCTGGATCTCGCTCTCTACAATAAAGGGCCTGTCAACGGAGCTTCATCATGAACCAGAATGTGCTATCAGGATTGAAGGATTTGCTCGGTATACCTGCCCAAGATAAGTATGTTCACCTTGTCACCTTGACCATCAACGGCGTGAAACATCTCTACTTGGGTCCCGTTTTGCCAGAACTGTTCGAACGAGGCTGCGACGTCGAGATCTCTGCCATCGAGTTTGGTGATCTGCTTGAGGTCGAACACGCGATCCGCCTCTTACAAGGGAAATACCTTGAGGGGGAGAATGTCAACTGAGGGTGAGGGGCACTTGACAAGTCTTTTTCTATGTGGTATAATGGTTTGTCAACTGAAAAAGTTGACACCGTTCTTTAACCACCCAGAAAGTCAGAAAGGATAGCGACATGAGAGCAGTCGTCAAGGCAGCTATGTCTATCGACGAGTTGGCATACACCCTCGAAAATATTTCAACAGACCAAAGGATATCTGTTGAGCTATTGCCAGACTCGGAGATAGTCTCTGAAGCGAAATATGTGCTTGACCTGTTTGTAAACCCCTCTCAGGCACATATTAACCACGAGGCACTGCTTGGAGATGAGGGCCCAGAACAAAGGATCTGGGCGCGTAAACAGGTCAAGCAGCTAAAGGCCTTCATCAAGAAGTATCAGTGAGGATTAAACCCCGCCAGCTAGCCCCTGGCGGGGTTTTTATCGCCCTCGCCCGTCCCGCCGGTAGGACTCTTCAAGGTTGGAAAACCGGATGTCTTCCCGATCCTTGTTGATGTGCAGCAGACGAAACTCGGGCCACGATCCGGTTTCCAACAACCAGATGATCTTGGCGCACGAGTAGGACACGCCATCCAGGCGAACCCGCCAATCCCCGTACTTGCCCATCGGCGTGCCCGCAAGCTCGCCGCGATATCGGCCATGACGCCAAATCAATGCGCCCATGCCGGCAGGGGAATACTCGAACATGTGCTTCATGTGCTCGAGGACGTGAGGGGGTGGGGTAGCGCTCATGGGGGTAGTGTAGCGCTTAGCGCGAGGGAATGCAAGGGGCGCGGAGCGGGGAGGGAGGGAATGGGGCGGGGGTCACGGATCACGGACCACGGGCTTACGGGGCGAAACAGTAAACCTTTCCAGGAGAATGCTTTCGCTTAGAGCTACTCTTTTTATAAAAAATGATGTAATGGTGTAATAACTGATTTAAATCAATGGGTTAAATGGACTTACGGTGTTTTTATAGGGTGTAATGGTGTAATTTCTTCTGGGAATCGTTGGAGGGTTTTTTACATACTCAAAGAGATTTCATTCTTTGGCCTATATAGGATTTGCGAAAATGCCGAAAGGTGGCCAGTTGAGGTAGGATAGAGCCCTGCCCTGGCAATCCTGCCTGGGTTGCCATAGAGGAGAAAGGTGATGTTCGAGATCGAGAAGGGTGTACCGCTGCCCGAGGGCCGACAGTCTGGGTCTGTTTATCCGTTCCGGTTCATGGAGGTCGGTGACAGTTTTGTTGTGTCCGAAGAGGACAGGCTGAAGAACGCACGTGCGGCCGCGTACTCCTACGGTAAACGTAGTGGCCATAGGTTCGCCTGTCGGCGGGTAGGTAATGGCTGGCGCTTCTGGCGTGTTAGCTGATTGCTGAGTAGGGAGGCCGGTGATGTCGTCAAAGGATAAGAAGTTCCTCTCCGGTAAGTCGTTAGGTCGCCGGGATGATCGTGTTGAAGAGCGCATCAACCGGCCTGTCACCGTTGTCAAACCAAAGGTACTGAGCCCACAGGAATGGAAGTTTGTCGAGGAGTTTGTTGCTGGAGAGGGCCACGTTACCCTGAAGGAAGCGGCTTTGCGAGCAGGGTACAGCGAGACTTGGGCAAGGACCAGGGCAAGAGAGCTGACCGACCCGGACAAGAGCCCGCACATCGTGGCTGCGATCCAAGAGCGGCGGCGAGAATTGGGCGAGAAGTATGCGACGACGTATGAGCGGCACATGCGTGACTTGCAGGTGATCAGGGATCAGGCCCTGGCTGCGGGAGCGTACGGTGCGGCCGTCCAGGCTGAGTACAGGCGCGGCCAGGCCCTTGGAACGATCTACATCGACCGCAAGGAGATCAGGCACGGCACGATCGACTCCATGAGCAAGGAGGAGGTCATGCGGAAGCTTGAGGAGATCAAGAAGCTTTACGGCGGCGGCAACGGCGGCCCGATCATCGACATCACGCCCGATCAGGTACGGGAAAGCGTCGATGTCCGAGAGCTGCCGGATGCTGATCCGGCTGAAGATGCCACCGAAGGCCCCCAGGAGGCTCCAGGAGCGCCTGAAAGCGAAGGAGAAGGGGAAGATGCCAGCGAAGCCAGAAAGCGCCCTGTATCGGCGGCTGAGAGACAACCTCTCAGCGTCCGATTGCCATTTAACCCGAATCGAAAGTAGGG